GTTACACCCGGTCCCATGTAGGTCTGAGTGAACTGGAATGCTGCTCCTGGTTCTGCGATTGTGAAACTCTGTCCATTTAAATCGAGACCAGAGTTGGCGCTTGTTACTTGCCCCTCTGTTCCTCCTAATGGATTCACTATCACTGAGTTTGTTGTTGGGTTGGGACTGAGAGATTGTCCCCCGTTGGTCACGTTTGAACCCGATACTGAATACTGCCATCCTGTTGCATAATCTATAGAGTTAATCGTTTCAGTCACCTTCGACGTTGTTTCCGTGTGACTTGTCATCGATCCCTGTGTGAAGTTTGGGACCACGGGGACCGCCAGGGCAGTTGCAGGTATGGCACTTGCAACCACCGCACTCATTACATACCAAAGTGTCGTCTTTCCAGAAGTCATGTTTTTTGACCTCCATTTATTTAGTGTAGAATCGTGAGTTCACTAACGAATTGACCAGTAGCATTTGTACCAGCTCCACCAGCAGTCAAAGTAATTGCACCATTGCTTCCAATAGTACCTGCTAGAGAACCAGCAGTTCCTGCAGTTGTAGATGTAATGTTGCCAAAGTTCGCTACATCACCAACGGTGACTGCACTAGTTGGAATTGCATCTGCCTGTGTGTAAGACTGAGAGAAACTAAAAGCGTTTCCTGGAGTATCTTGAGTGGCAGCAATAGTACCTGGAGAATAAACACCAGAAGTAATTGCACCAGTAGAGATTGTATTAACTGTTGTTCCGTCAGTAGTATCTACGCCGTTGCCTGAGATTGAGAATGTACTACCTAGTCTTGTGACGTTAGTAGCAGCAGCATCAACGGTTAACTGAACACTAGAAGATAATTTATGAGTAAGAGCACCTGCATTTGCTGCTGATGCGGTCATCAATATCATTATGAAAGGTAGAAACCTATTCATAGATAAACCGAAAAGGGTATTTGTAGGTATTTAGAAAGATGTAGTTTCAATGACAAGTAATTTTATATTATTTGTGCTATAGTGACATCATCTATATCTACTGCCATATGTACGATAATGTAATAGATGAAAATATATTTCCAAGTTTTGTGTGTTCTTGTATCCCTCAGATTGATATGATGACACAATTAGAGGAAGCATATGATATACAAAGACAATTTCCATCAGAAACTCTTTCTAATGAAGGTGGATATCATTCACCAAAATTTGTTGGAACAAAGTTTTCTACTCTCAGATATACTGTTGAAGAATTTTGTAATGATCTTCTCGAACAAAAGGGTCTTGGATTATTAGTTTCTAATATAGAGTATTGGTGCAATATTAATAAGTCTTATAACTATAATGTAATGCATTCTCATGGTCGTGCAGACCTGATTGGAATTTACTATATCCAAATTCCTCCAGATTCTGGCAATCTAGTAGTTATGAGGAATGATGGATCTCAATATTGCGATCTGTACGAAAATCGTGCTGATATGCTAGAATATATTACTGAACCTGAAGTCGGTCGATTGTACGTTCTTCCGGGGCATCTCTGGCACTATGTTACAGGTAATAATAGTGTTGGAGATAGAGTTTCAATTTCATTCAACATTTATACATGATTAAACGTTTTGCTGAACTCCTTACTCAAACTGTAGAGACACAATTGTCTATTCTGCAAAAAAAGGCAGGAACTTATAAAGAAGAATTTATTGTTGATAAAGAAATTGAAGAATTAGATAAAGATACTACTCCACATACTGGAATTCCTGCACCTGTATATCTTAAAGATGATCCTTGGTTTGGTTTTGCACCACTACCGACTGAGAATCAAAGAGATTATATGGAGTGGGAAACCAAAATTAAACAGGAAGAGCAAGAATTCAAATCTGAAAAAACTTGCGAATCTGAAGATATCCATGCTAAGATGTATGAGATTGCAACTCAAAACTGGACCACTGTAGAAGAAACTCAAGGCGGTTCTGAAAATTTCCAAGAAGGTCCTAGTGGTTGGAAATCTGGAATACGTTGACAATTCCTCCACTGTACTGTAAAATACTATTATGATTTTAGAAACCATCCTGGCACTGAGTGCCGTTGATTACGATCATCTTGCCCGTGCCGTTCAGGTAGAGGCAGTTCCCAATACTCGTGATGAGTTTTGTGTTGCTGTTTCAATTTTGAATCGTGTTCGTTCTCCCTACTTTCCCAATACAGTAGCAGACGTTGTTTATGCTCCTGGTCAATATGAAGGATTTCTATATTGGAATCCCTCTGCAAAACAGAGTGTTGTCAATCGATTAAAAGATAATCAAAATCTTCTTGATGCATACTCTGTGATTGGTGACCGAACAAGTTTTAAAGGTCAAAGAATGCTGCCATATCGTGTGGTAGCAGAAGATCCAATGTGCGATTCCAGAGGAAACTTCTTCCATTATCATTGGCAGGGGTGATCCCTTCTGACTCGTTAGCTCAGCTGGATAGAGCAACTGCCTTCTAAGCAGTCGGTCGTAGGTTCAAATCCTACACGAGTCGTTTGTCTCTTTTTTTATGAAATCTTTAAGTGAGTATGAATTTGGAGGACTTGATAGGCACCCCGCTAATATATTAAGATTAATTAGTGAGTTAGAAGGGTCTTATCAACTTTGTAAGTGGATGGGATTTGAAGAGGATATGAAAATCCTTGATGAAATGAAAAAACCATACTATAAACTCTATTTTAAAACAAAGAAGGAGTATGATGCAAAATGAAAATGTGGGAGACAAAATGCAGTTCTTGTGGTAAGATGGTTCCAGCAAATAAGTGTCCTCAATTAATGATGACACCTCTTTGCAAACCATGTTGGTTAAAAAAACATTCCTCTTTAGCTCAGCGGTAGAGCGAACGACTGTTAATCGTTTGGTCCCTGGTTCGATCCCAGGAAGGGGAGTTGCCTCCGTAGCTCAGCTGGTAGAGCAGGTCTTTTGTAAAGATCAGGTCGCAGGTTCAAGTCCTGTCAGAGGCTTGACAATCTACAGCGGTTGTCATATACTACTTCTTGTGTGAAGGAAGTGCAGGGAGAGCAATCTCCCACTTGCGGAATTAGTTTAGAGGCAAAACTAAAGGTTTCCAACCTTTCGTCACCAGTTCGATTCTGGTATTCCGCTCTTGGTGTAAAACCCGTAAGAGTATTTACACCTAAATAATAAACCTTTTGTCTTTCAGACAATTAAAGTAACAAAAGGTAATACTTAACACGGGACAGTCGAGTCCCTATTCATCTGCGGGTATCCATTCCGCAAGTAACTAAAGGTAACAAAAATGTTTAAATCTGTATTCGCAGCAACTGCTGCTCTGTTCACATCCGCAGGCGCTGCCCTTGCAGGTCCCTACGTCAACGTGGAAACCAATGCTGGTTGGACTGGATCTGAGTACAATGGCGCTGGAACGGACGTTCACGTAGGGTACGAAGGTGCATTCAGTGACACCGGTTCATTCTACGTGCAGGGCGGTGCTACTGTACTGACTCCCGATGGTGGCGACAGCGACACTGTTCCTTCTGGTAAGGCAGGTCTGGGTCTTGCACTGACAGACGCACTTGGTGCATATGGTGAAGTATCCTTCGTAGGTTCAGGCGACGAAGATCTTGATCGTGGTTATGCAGGTAAGTTAGGAGTTAAGTACAACTTCTGATTTTAATATAGACACATAAACATCTAGATGTTATACTGGGGGTGCGACGGCATCCCCTTTTTTTATGATAAATTATATTGTAAAGATTGTCACTCATCCTGCTACACATTTTAACGTGATGTCTATTGGGGTATTGATTATGATTGGGATGCTCCACAACCATGCACACTTCTCAATGAGTAAAGATGCAGATGCGTATGTGAGGCAGTGGTGTAGATCATCAGCAGAAAACAAAAAGACCTGCGTCCGCTATGGTGGAAACATGGATTACTAGTAACAGAAAATTAAAAAACTCATTGTACCTAACTCTATCAAATGAAAGAAGAACTAATTAGAATTTTAAGACAGTACTATAGAAAAGGTAATTTTACATTATCTTCAGGTAAATCTAGTGAGCATTATATTAACTGTAAACCTGTAATACTTACTGGAAGTTCTTTGGAACTTATCTCATATGCAATGTTAGAGCATATTGATACTGATGTTGTAGCAGGACTGACATTGGGTGCAGATCCTCTTGTGAGTGGTGTTGCGATGGTTAAGAGGGGGACAGCACTAATTATTAGAAAGGAACCTAAAGGATATGGAACTGCATCTCAGATAGAAGGTCCATTACCTGAACTAGGGACTGAAATTACTGTATTAGAGGATGTGATTACAACTGGTGGGTCTTCTATTAAGGCAGTGAATGTATTACGGTCTTCTGGTTATATTGTAAATAGAGTAGTATCTGTTATTGACAGAGAAGAAGGAGGTGAAGAAAAACTGAAAGACAATGGTCTTGAATTAAGAAGTCTAGTAAAATTGTCAGAAATGGTATGAAAAAGAAAATCAAGAAAGCAATTAAAACACTATTCAAACCAGATGAAAAGATTGAAACCTCAAACATATATGATGAAGTTGAAGGTCTTAGATATAGAATTGATGAACTGGAAAGTGAACTAATGACAATATATAACATCTTAGGTAGAAAAAACTCTAATGAAAATTAATCTTTGGTACTCTAAAAGTATGAGTCAATGGAGATGGACTCTTTGTGAAGAATTTAAAAATGGTGTTACTAAAGTTGAACAATATGCTGGACAACGTGAAGAACTTAGAGAAGCAATGAATGATGTTGCCAATACGGTAGAGTTTATGTTAGAATATAAGGATAAGGGCGAATAGTTCAGAGGTAGAACACTTGATTTACATTCAAGTTGTCGGGGGTTCGATCCCCTCTTCGCCCATATAAATATGTACGGAAAGACTTCTTTGAAGGAAGGATCACATTATAGAAAAATGGATAATGTAAAAGTTAGGTGCCGCTCCTGTGGTAAGGAGTTGATTGGGCATCCAATTAAGACGGTTTGTTGTGGTTGTCCAAATATGACAACAGTCCGTGGAGATAAAATTTCGGCAGTTGATTTAGGTCAAGTTGTTATGTTGAACTCATATTCAAGTAAGAAAGAAACGATTCTTACTCACGAAGATCTTGCTTTTCAGGAACAAAGAAAGCAACGTAAAATACGTAAATTGGACTTTGATATCAGATAAAAATTGTGAGAATATACTCATATTTTTAATGAGTGTAGCAATTTGATACTGTAAATAGTATTGTAGACACTTTCTTTCTACCATGCATCCCGACGAATTTCAAAACTGGAAAATCATCAAAGAAACATTTGAGGAAAACGGCACAACAGAGAACTTTTTTTATAAGAGAGCTTGTGCTATAGTAGGAGGACAACCAGATCCACTTGATATGAAAAAGAATGTCTCATCGGATGCCTGAGATAATACCAGAGCATTTTGCAACTAAAAAAGAAGTTCAGGAGATGATTGATGATGCAATACGAAAGCATAATCGTAATGCTGGAATTATCAGTATGTGTGTTGGTTGGGTTGTTCTCGCACTTTTTGCTGAGGGTTTACTTCGACTCATCGGAGTTATAGATCCCCTTTTCCCATGGTTAAAAATTACATTGTAGAATTATGAAAGTTGGATTGATTGGTCTAGGTCGTACTGGTGAAGGTATGGCTCGCCGTATGCTTGCAAAGGGAATTGAAGTCTGGGGTTACAGTAGTACTAACTACGAGAATGCCTGTGGACAATATGAAGCAGGACACCTTAGTGGATGTGTAACTTCACTAGAGTATCTTGTTCAAGCAGTTAAATCTGATAGAAAGAAGTTTACTAGTGCAGGAAGAATTCCTGGTATTTTTCAGATTACACTTCCAGAAAAAAAGGCAGAAGATACTCTTGATGAGTTGTTACCTTTACTTGAGGAAGGTGATATTATCATCGATCATAGCACTAGTGACATAACAAAATGTCAGGAACTAGAGAAGTATTGCTCTAAGTTAGGTATCTCATATATCTTCTCTGGAGTGTATGGGGCACCTGGTGCTATTGATGTTTGCTCAAAGATTTTCCAATCCTTATCGCCAGGTAATGTTGAATGACCTTAGCACATGTCTTACTCTGGGTATCAATTCCATTTGTGCTCCTTACCATAACCTTTGGAATTTATAGGGGCGAAAACTTTTATTACGAGAGTGATGACTATGATGGAAATGGAACAGCACATTAAAGGACGTTATGATTTTGCTATGAGTGCATTCTCTAGAATGTACGGCGTAAATCATGTAATGAGTTCACCTGATGTTTCTAGATTTTGTAAGAAGTGGGCTGAAACTGAGGGGCAAGAAGCACCTCACGGAACTATAAGTGAGATTAACTTTTACTTTTTAGATCACTGGAAAATCTGGGGAGGATATGTATGACCCACATCGCACTCAAGGCAGCACACATTGCTGCTGCCACACTCAATAATCCTTTTGGAGTTGGAACACTTAGTCTTGCATTAGTTTTTGTGCCTATTATTGGTATGCACCTGGTTCACAAATACGGTTGGGAGCATTGGGCACCATTTGACAGTCATCACAAGTAGTGTTATAGTGTCTATGTTGTTCTTGCAACAACTGCGGTGCTTCCCTTTGGTAGGTTCAGAAGCAGCGGCGATAGGAACCTGCCATTCAACTGCCAGTATAACCTCTGGCACCTTGACTATATAATGTCAAAACCTTATAATGTAAGGGTAAACCAAACACAACAATGGCACTGACTGAAAAATTTAAGAAGGACATTAGCACTCTTCGTGCTGCTGCCGCTGGAGAAATTTTCCTTGATGTAAAGAATCCGAAACTTTTCAAAAAGGTACGCAGATTTTATGAGAAATCTGGAGCGGTATTTTCAGGAGAACCACTTGATGATTATGAAATGTTGATGGAACTCATTTACAATGACATTGAAATTGTTGAGGTTGGTTGAATGGATGACTTTTCAACAGTCAGCAGACAAGAATTTATTTCTAGTCAGTTGAAAGTATCCTTTAATGGTGTTGAACGGGTAGATCAAAACTATTCTCAAGCACTGCAGGATATTTTCGTTCTTACAATGCTAAACGGTAAAGAGAATGGAACCTATGTTGAAATAGGTGGAGCACATCCAATTAATATTAATAACACTTATCTTCTTGAAAGTGTTTTTAATTGGTCTGGAGTTTCTTTTGAAATTAATACTGATTTAGCAAATTTTTATAATAGTGAAAGGTTGAACAAGTGTATCTGTACTGATGCAACTCAAGTAAACTATTCTAAGGTTTTTGAAGAGAATAATTTATCAAATCAAATTGACTATTTGCAAGTAGATATTGATCCTTCATATCAATCTCTTGCTGCTTTGAAAAAAATTGATTTGAAATCTTATAGATTTTCTGTTGTTACTTTTGAGACAGATGCATATCAGGGTAGTGTAGATGTTATGGAAGAGTCTCGCGATATCTTCCAACGCAATAACTACCAACTGGTTGCATCAAACGTCAAAAATTGTGGACACGCATTTGAAGATTGGTATGTCGATCCAAATATTGTCACAAAGGATATCTGGACAGCACTCCAATCTGATAATATGGAATCAACTCAAATTTTACATTCATGAACGATCTAGATCCTAAGTCTGTTGCCTCAACAAAAACTATTGTTATTCATGAACGATTTCCTTATAGGTTCGTTCAGAGAGGTTACATTCAACTGAATGGTAAACCAGATTTTCGTTTGCAGAAAGCAAATGAATATACTAAAAAGTATTCTGACATTTATCTATTTGACAATGGAGATCAGATGCTCCTCGCTATTGAAGACCATGAGTACCCTAAATGGTTAGATCCAGAGGATGTACCTTGTTATGTAAAAGACTCGGTATCGTCTCAAAACTAGCCCTGGTCGGTGAAGGATCCCCTTCAATCCCGAAGTTTCCTAGTTTCTAAAACTAGGTGGTGGAGTCATTAGACCCTCTTTGGTTTCCTCATTCCTAAAATGAGGTGGTGCGGATGGGTTACTCCCGCCAGGTTTCTTGTTTCCTGTAAAAGAACAAGTGGCGTGCATGGCAAGACCTATGGTAGGATGGTTGAAAGACCATCCTTTTTTGTATGAATCTACACTTAGTACTATTTGGCGATAAGAACTTTTCTCTTGGAAAGAATCGTATTATTAAACAAGCAGAGAATTTTGGTATCTTTAAAAGCATTCAACAGTTTTCTGAGGATGATTTGACTGGTGATTTTTGGGAAAATCATGCAAAGAAAATGATGATGCCTAGAGTTGGTATGCCTGATAAATTTTATGGGTATTATGCCTGTAAACCATATTTTGTTGGTAAGGCATTAAGAAACATTCCTGAAGGTGACGTTCTTCTCTATGTTGATAGTGGTTGTGAACTCAACAAGAATGGAATGAAAATGATGGAGCAGTATTATAATGAGTGTCTTGAAAATAATGGTGTATTCTTTAGTTTAAATCTTCCAGAGATTCAGTGGACTAAGATGGACACTTACCGACATATTGCTGGACCAGATGATAGTCATATGGTTACTAGACAAATCATTTCAGGTATCTTCTTGATGAAACATAATCCTATTATGATTGAGATTGTGGATAAGTGGAAAGAACTCTGCATCAAAGATGGTGGACGTTATCTTGATGATAGTCCTTCAGAATTTGAGAACCATCAAATCTTTAATGATCATAGGCACGATCAATCTATTCTTTCATTGATGTTGAAGATCTATTCTCAATATGATGATTTTACTTTCCATGAGGATCATACTTTTGAAACCATTTGGGATGCTGCTGGTTTGAGTGGAGTTCCTGTGGGACCAGCGCAGGCAAAAATATGGAATACATATGGTAGAGATTATCCAATCTGGGCAACCAGAAATGGTAAAATCACTTTTACTAATTGTGAGGTGTGATTGACATCTACGCGGTTTTGCTTTACAATGAACTGAGATTACAATTTTTATGTCTGTAGCGTTAATAACGGGTATAACAGGACAAGATGGATCATACTTGGCAGAACTTCTTCTTGAGAAAGGATATGAAGTTCACGGTATTGTTCGTCGTTCTTCCCTGATTAATACTCATCGTATTGATCACATTTATGATCAACTCAATCTTCATTATGGAGACTTGACTGATGCCACTAATATTATTGGCGTCATCAAAAAAGTTGAACCTGATGAAATTTATAATCTTGGTGCTCAGAGTCATGTAAAGGTTTCTTTTGAAACTCCTGAGTACACTGGTAATACTGATGGTCTTGGCACTCTCCGTATTCTTGAGGCAGTACGTCTTCTGGGTATGGAAGACAAAGTTCGTATCTATCAAGCATCTACTTCGGAGTTATATGGTCTGGTTCAAGAAGTTCCTCAAAGAGAAACTACTCCATTCTATCCACGTTCGCCTTACGGTGTGGCTAAACTCTACGGATACTGGATCGTCAAGAACTATAGAGAGTCGTATGGACTACACGCAAGTTCTGGCATTCTATTCAATCATGAGAGTCCTAGACGAGGAGAAACTTTTGTTACCCGAAAAATTACTAGAGGATTGTCGCGCATTTCGGTTGGGGAGCAAGATGTATTATCTCTCGGAAACCTTGATGCGAGAAGAGATTGGGGACACGCAAAGGATTTTGTGGAAGCAATGTGGTTGATGCTTCAGCAAGACAAACCAGATGATTACGTCATCGCTACTGGTGTTCAGTATTCTGTTCGTGATTTTGTTGAAGAGGCAGCACCCTACTTTGGTATGAAGATTGAATGGATGGGTGAAGGTATGAATGAAGTTGGTTATGACTGGAATACTAAAAAACCAGTCATCAAAGTTGATCCTAAATATTTTCGACCTGCTGAAGTTGAAACTTTATTAGGTGATGCCACTAAGGCAAAAGAAAAATTAGGTTGG